TAAGAATGTTGAGTTATGTTCAATGTTATGTTGTTTCTGTGTTCTATTTTTTTTTTCAAGCAGAAGACGGCATACGAGGTCGTGATGTGACTGGAGTTCAGACGTGTGCTCTTCCGATCTTCAGTCAACAATGAGTGCTACAAGAACATTTACGTTTGGAACAACAGCTGGTGGTTCAGCTACTAATGCTCCGAGACTTTATTTAATTAGTGGTGCATCTATAGCTACATTATCATCAGGTAGTTGGTTTGGTGAATTAGACCTTGGAACAACAACAACATTTACTGTTCCAGCAACCAGTCTTAACCTAGTTTCATTGAAATCTGATTTGAGTACCTGTACTCTTACTAGCCTAACAGCAACAATGGTAGGTTCTGGTTATATTGGTACAAGTGCAAGTAAAAGTATAGGTCCTTTAGTTATTAATACAGCAGGTATAACAACCACACTTGCTAGCAATCCAACTTTATGCACTACTGCAACACTAACTTTAGGTACACTAGACTTAAATTTTTTAACACTGACTTGCTCAAGTACATTTACATGGAATGGAGGTAATTTAGTTACCACATTTAGTACTATTAACTGTACAACATTTACATTGAATGGACCAACGTTCGTTTTTGAACAAGGAACAATTAATCCTTCAACTAGCTTTGTTGTATTATCCGGCAGTTTTGTTTATGGATTAAGTATTGGATCGGGCACATTGAGTGCAGTACCTACCTTTACACAAACAGCTGGTACAGTAACTTTTAATAAATCATACGCTTTAACTGCAACCGGAACTTACACATTTACTTCTGGACAATTAACTTTAGGTAATGGTGTAATACTAACAACAGGTATATTCAGTTCAACAGGTACAGGCACTCGTTCTCTTGGATTAGGCTCTGCTATCTCTGGCGGTACAGGAAGTATATCTTTAGATGGAATATCTCAATATGCACAAACAACAGCAGCCAATGCTGGACCATTAGATTTATCAACTGCAACTTCATGGACTGTTGAATGTTGGTTTTATCTTACTGTTACCACAGGTGCTGCATCAGTATTTTGGAAAGGTGGTGGTACTGGTCTCAATCCTTCTTACGCACTTTGGCTTAATGGTACTACGCCTCAATGGATTGTAGGTGATGGTGCTGCTGGTGGTATCAGTCAAGATTTAACTTCAGCATTAGTGACAGCAAACACATGGTATCATTTTGCACTAGTTCGTAATGGTGGGTTTGTCACAGCTTATGTAAATGGGGTAGGACAAACTCCGGTAGCAATAACTTCAATGGGTGCAACATCAAGTACAACTTTATGGGTTGGTGCAGCTGTTGACCAAAGATATTTTCCTGGTAATATTTCAAATTTACGTATTGTTAAAGGTGTTGCAGTATATACAAGTAATTTTATTGTTCCGCAAACCTCACTTACATCAACGCAAAGTGCCATTGGTACAAATATATCAGCAATTACAGGAACTCAAACAAGTTTGTTGTTAAACACCGTAAATGGTGCTAACTTCTTAACTGATAGTTCTTCTTTTGCTAATACTATGACTTATACAGTAGTACCTGTTAGTTCAGCACTAAATCCCTTTGTTAGTTATATCAAACTTGCACATACAACACTAAACACAACTGTGTTAAGTATGGCAGACTTAACAAATTTCTCTTGGACAGGTAATGGTGCATTTAATTCCACAATGAGTGTAACACGTACATTTAATGTTGGTACTACTGCAGGAGGATCCCCTTCTACAGCTATTAATCTTTCACTTATATCTGGCGCATCTATACCAACACTTACAACTGGTGGCTGGTTTAATAATTTAAATTTTACCGGTAGTACATCTTCGCCAGCAGCTACAGTTTTAAATATAGATGGAGATTTAACATTAGCGGGCGGTACTTATACCAGTTTAAGTATAAATGCACGTGGTACAGGAACAATAACACCTAATGGAAAAACTATAGCTGCATTAACGGTTAATAATGATGTTGGTACAGTTACATTGGCAGCTGCTTTAGGATGTACTACATATACACAAACAGCGGGTACAATTAATTTTGCTACATTTAACTTAACATGTAGTAGTACTGCCTTATTTACCGCAGGTACTTTAAGTAATCTTGGTACACTTACTTGTACAACATTTACTGTTAATGGAGCTTTTGCTCATACAAATGGTACAATAACACCCTCAGTTAGTTTTGTTACAACATCGGGGTCTTATACACAGAGTGGAACATCTGTATTAAGCGCTGTACCAACATTTACTCAAACAGCAGGAGATGTTACTTTTAGGAGTACACAGTCTTTAAGCACAAATGGTACGTATACTCTAACTTCAGGCACATTAACATTAGGTGGCGGCACTTTAGCAACAGGTATCTTTAGTTCTTCGGGTACTGGAGTCCGTTCAATTAATTTTAGCAATAGTCTTATCACTGTCAGTCATAATACAACTGGAACAACAGTACTTAATATGGCAGACTTAACTAATTTTAGTTGGACAGGTACTGGCCGGTTTCAAGGAAATTTGCCAATTGTGGCCATCTGGACATTTAATTGTGGTTCTATAGCTGGTTCTGTAACAAGTGCTCCAAATTTGAGACTTAATACAGGTTCTACTACGCCAATATTTACAACAGGTAGTTGGTTTAATACTTTAGATTTTGGTGATAGTACTACTACGCTAGCAGCTACTACATTAAATATTGCAAGTAATTTAATACTCTCATCGCAAACTGGTGGTGCTTATACCAATTTAAGTATAAATGCAGTTGGTACAGGTACAATAACACCCAATGGAAAAACATTGGCAGCATTAACTATTAATACAGCAGGTACAGTTACATTGGCAGCTGCAATGACAGTTTCTGGAGCAGTTTCAATATCAAAAGGAACCCTTAATACTTCATCATTTACTTTAACAAGTTCTACTTTTTATTGTTCAGCTTACCCAGGTACTTCAGCTAATTTGTCGGGTTCTTCTACCTATAACATCACAGGTTCTGGATCAAATGCGTTTGTTTCGTCAATTGGATCAACTAGCCTATTACTAAGTACACAAAATTCCGGAAATTATACAACAGATAGTAGTAGTAACGCTCTAACTATAACAAATAATAATACAGCCGCATTTAATTCTTTAACACCACTTTCCGGTATAGGTAGTATTTTATTTGATGGTACAACACAGTATCTAACAGCGCCCTCAACAGCTAATGGTCCTCTAGACTTGGTGACAGGTGCACCAGATTGGGCTATAGAATGTTGGTTTAATCTCTCTAGTATACCCACATCAGGAGCAATATTCTGGAAACCTTGTGGTACCCCTAATCCAATAGGTATCTGGGTTAGAAGTGGTGGTATCGTTCAATGGCTTACAAGCGATAGTAGCGCAGGTGATTTAACTGTTACTGTATCAACAGGCGTATGGTATCATATTGCTTTTGTTAAAACTGGTAGTAATATAAGTGTATACCTTAATGGTAGTCGTGCTTCGTCAGCAACTATCGGTACTTTAAGTGATGATTTTACTTCTCCATTTTATATTGGAAATTCTTCTGATAATAGGTACTTTCCAGGGTATATCTCTAATTTCCGTGTAACTAAAGGTATTCCAGTATATAACGGTTCATTTACTGTGCCTACTTCTCCATTAAGTGCTTGGAATTCGTCTTCTGGTAGTCCGCTTGTAACTACAGGTGTAACCCTAAACCTGTCAAGTGCCTCAGCAAAAACTTTTGCTGGGGGCGGTGGAAGTTATTCAACATTAAACCAAGGTGGAGCTGGTGCACTAACTATTGCAGGTAATAACTCATTTGCAAACTTAACTGCAACAACAAGGCCTAGTACGCTCTCATTTACAGCAGGTTCAACACAAACTTTTACAACCTTTACTTTATCAGGTACTGCAGGTAACTTAGTTACTCTTACAAGTACTATACCCGGAACATCATACACATTAACTAGACCTACTGGAGTAACTAGTGTAGATTACTTAAGTTTAACAGACTCTAGTGCTACAAGTTCTGGTACAGGTTCGTGGTATGCTGGAAATAACTCACTTAATATCTCTAATAATGCGGGATGGATTTTTGGAACATATAGTACAGCACAGTTTTTTAACTTCTTTTTCTTTAATTAAAAGTTTAATGTATCCACATACTTTGAATTTTTGAAATAAACATTTTTTCCTTTTAACCCTAAACTGCAGGGATTGCTATCAGCAGTAGCAATCCCTGAGTTTTTATAAAATATTTTATAAAATATGAGACAATTACTAAAACATTTAGAAGATTTGCAAGATATCCTAGATTTTGCAAAAGACGGGCTAATTAAGTCAGACAAGACGTATAAGCCTACTGAAGGTATGGCATCGGCTGCTAAGCGTGCTTTAAAGTGGCATGAAGAGGGTAAACCAGGCGGTACACAGGTTGGATTAGCTAGAGCTAATCAGTTAAAAAATAGAGAAAATTTATCAGAGAGCACCGTCTTACGTATGCACTCTTTCTTTAGTCGTCATGCTGTAGATAAGCAGGCTACAGGTTTTTCAAGCGGTGAAGAAGGATTTCCTAGTAAAGGTCGCGTAGCCTGGGATCTCTGGGGTGGTGATAGTGGAGAGACTTGGTCTCAGCAAAAACGTGACCAGATAATGCGAGATAGAGAAAGTTAATATGTTTACCTTACAACAACTAGAACAAATTATACCAGGTAATCCAAATATAGAAGCTTGGTATAGTGCGCTAACGCAGATCTTACCAGAATATGAAATTGATACCTCTGAGCGCATTGCAGCCTTTTTAGCGCAATGCGTGCATGAGAGTGCTGGTTTTACAGCTATTAAGGAAAATTTAAATTATAAAGCTAGTAGTCTTAGAAAGGTATTTCCAAAATATTTTCCTACAGATGAAATAGCTCAAGAATATGCACATTTTCCAGAGATAATTGCTAATCGTGTATATGCCAATCGTATGGGTAATGGTGATGAAGATTCTGGTGAAGGTTATAAGTACTGTGGGCGCGGGTTGATTCAGCTAACTGGTCATGATAATTATAGGGCTTTTGCAGATAGCCTATCTATGACAATGGAAGAAACAGTAGAGTTTTTACAAACTTTTGAAGGCTGCGTACAAAGTGCCTGCTGGTTCTGGGAAAGTAATGGTCTTAATGATCTAGCCGATGCAGGGGATATTAAGGCTATGACTAAACGTATTAATGGTGGATATATCGGCTTAGAAGATAGGGTAAAGCATTATGAACATGCTTTAGATGTATTATGTGGTTAGTAGAATTTATACCTAATTGGGTTTATCATGCACTACTATCAGTAAGCGTTCTTGGCATTTTACTAGGTAATCTTAGTTATAACGATAGGTTAAAATTTTATGCAATATTATTACTATGTTTTTCACTATATATGGAAGGCAGTATTAGAAATGAAGAAGTTTGGCAGGCTAAAGTAGCCCAAGAACAGGTTAAAGTTGCCCAAGCAGAGGCTAAGTCTGCGGAAGTTAATACAGTAGTAGTAACAAAAGTATTGACTAAAATTGTGAAAATTAAGGAAGATACTAATGCAAACAAAGAATACATCGCAGAACACGTGGCTAGGGATCTTGATTCTAACTGCAAGCTTACTAACGCTGCCGTCGTGCTCGTCAACGCCGCCAGTCAAGAGGAAGTTCCCCGAAGTACCGGAGGAACTACTCAAGGAGCCTCCGAAGTTAAAGCAAGTGACTTCCTCTCCACAGTTAACGAAAACTACGGAACCTACTACCAAGTAGTCGAACAGCTTAAAGGCTGGCAAGAATGGTACTATAAACAAAAGAAAATATTTGAGGAGTAATCTATGCGGTATATTCTTTTAGCACTTATAGTTATCTCTTTATCCTCTAGCGCTGACTCGTATAAGCCTTGGGCTAATACTGAGTTAGTGCTTAAAGAAACGTGTGAGGTAGGTAGAAAAAAGTATGGTGTTAATGAATATATCAAAGATGGAAAAGTCTGTAAGATGGAGTTAGTATGCTGCAAAGATACTATTAAACGATAATGGATCCATTTACCGCGTTTGCTATAGCTCAAGGAGCTATAAAGGGTATTAAGTCTGCTATAGCTTTGGGTAAAGATGTACAAAGTATTATGGGCGATATTGGTAAATTTTACCATGCGGCTGATGCTGTACAACACGGTGCTAATAAAGCCAGAGTTACTAGCATTAGAAAAAGTGATCAGGATATTAATAAAGAAGCATTTGATCTGGCATGGAAAGCTAAGCAGCTATGGGAACAAGAAAAAGAGCTTAAGTCATATATGTTCATAACAGGTAATAGAGATGTTTGGGAACAGATGATGAATGAGCGTACGCGTATGGCTAAAGAACGTGCTGATATGGAACGAGCAGAACTAGATAAAGCTCAGAAAGATAGGGAAGCCTTAGGTGATATGATAATGAATATTTTATTATTTATAGCCTTTTTAGCATTTATGGTACCTGCAATTGCCTTAGGGTGGCAACTACTTATTGTAAGATAGGAGATTTATGGAAGATGATAAAGAACACTGGATGAATTCCAAGTGGCGTCCAGCAATGGGATGGATGTATATGATAGTATGTACATGTGACTTTGTAGTGTTTCCAGTATTATGGAGCCTACTACAAGCTTTTAGTCATGGTACTATTAGTAGTCAGTGGCAACCTATAACCCTACAAGGTGCTGGTTTATTTCATATTGCCATGGGTGCTGTATTAGGTATTGCTGCATTTGGACGAACACAGGAAAAGGTTAATGGCGCTGCCACTACAGTTATGAGAGTAGCAAAGTCTACTACCAGAA